GGTTTATGCAGGACAAGACAAGACACATAAAACAAAACCTGTTATTATTTCAACATGGCAGTCTGTATATAAAATGCAAAGTCCATACTTTTCACAATTTGGTTGTATCATTGGAGATGAAGCTCACACCTTTAAAGCAAAATCACTTACTGATATTATGGTTCGCAGTAGAGATGTAAAATATAGATTTGGACTAACAGGAACACTAGACGGAACACAGACACACAGATTAGTATTGGAAGGTTTATTTGGTAAAGTAAAAAAAGTTATTACCACAAAGGAGTTGATGGATAGTAAAACTGTTGCACAACTTAATATTGATTGTGTTGTTCTAAGGCATACAGAAGAAGAATCACAAAGAGTAAAACACTACACTTACGCTGAAGAAATAAACTATCTTGTATCACATCTAAAAAGAAATAAGTTTATTGAAAATCTCTGTAGCTCTATTAACGGAAATACATTATTACTTTTTCAACTAGTAGAGAAACATGGTTCTATATTATACGAACAGATAAATAAGTTAGACAGAAAAGTATTTTTTGTATATGGTGGAACAACAACAAACACAAGAGAAGAAATAAGAGCTATTGCAGAAAAAGAGAAAAACGCTATTATTGTTGCGTCTTATGGTACTTTTTCTACTGGCATTAATATTCGTAATATTCACAATATCGTATTTGCTTCACCATCGAAAAGTAGAGTTAGAGTTTTACAATCTATCGGTAGAGGACTTAGACAATCAGAATCTAAATCAAGTGTTCGTTTGTTTGATATTGCTGATAACATGACATACAAATCAAATTCGCCAAACTTTACATACAGACATTTTAAACAAAGATTAAAGATTTACAAAGAAGAACAATTTGAATTTAAGGTCAATAAAGTTACATTATGATATATATAAATATAAGTGAGAAAAGGATAAAATAATGTCATACCAAGTTATAAAATTATCTAATGGCGAAGACATTGTTTGTGAAGTTTTAGAAATAAAAGATACACAAATAAATATATCTGAACCATTAAAAATGGAAACTATTAATAAAGTTACAGACAATGGGGCATCTGAATCCTTAGCTTTAGGAAGGTGGTTGCAACCATATTCTGATGAAAACGTATTTCAAATAGAAAGAAACTCAATTGTAATTATGACTCCAGCGAGTATTGGTCTTATAAAATATTATGAATATGTTATGACAACTATTGAAAGAATGGAATTATCAAGTGTTGAAGCAACTGATAAAGACCTTGAATCTATAGTAGAACAAGAAATAATTGATGAAGATTTAAGTTTAGATGAAATAGTAAAGTCATTTAGAAAATCTAACATCAACATATATCATTAAGCTTTATATCTGAAAGAGGACAAGTCCTATTATACATACAGTTCGGTGTATTGTCAATAGGTAAATAAGGATTTCTTGTGTTATGTTAAAAGTAAGCATCTATAGATATAATCCTGAGAAAGATGAATCTCCTTATATGCAGGATTATGATTTTGACCCTCAAGGAAAAGACCTTATGGTTCTTGATGTATTGGGTATGTTAAAATCTAAAGACTCCACTATCTCTTATCGTAGATCCTGTCGTGAAGGCGTATGTGGTTCTGATGGTATGAATATAAACGGAAAGAATGGACTAGGATGTATAACTCCTATTTCTGAATGTGTAAAAGGTAACAAGTTAATTATTCGTCCATTGCCAGGCCTACCTGTAATTCGTGACCTTGTTATAGATATGACTCAGTTTTATACTCAATACAAAAAAATCCAACCCTATCTTGTTAATGATGAACCTCCACCTGAAAGGGAAAGATTACAATCACCTGAAGATCGAGCAAAGTTAGATGGACTTTACGAGTGTATACTGTGTGCTTGTTGTTCAACTAGTTGTCCTTCATTTTGGTGGAATCCAGATAAGTTCATTGGCCCTGCTGGTTTATTACAGGCATATCGTTTCCTAGCAGACACAAGAGATAATGATACTGAAAAAAGATTGTCCAATCTCAAAGATCCTTTTAGTGTTTTCCGTTGTCATGGAATACAAAACTGTGTTGCAGTTTGTCCTAAAGGATTAAATCCAACTAGAGCGATTGGACATATTCGTAACATGTTACTAAGAAGCAGTACTTAGCTAAATTAATTTAATTAAAAACAATAATTTACTTGACATTACAACTATTTTCGTGTAGAATGGTTACTAATAATATGAAAAGGAATTTACTATGGCAACAAAGAAAGTAAAGGGTGCTCATTACGTTGACAACAAAGTCTTTCATCAATCGATGATTGATTGGAAAGAAGAATGTCGTGAAGCAGAAGAAATGGGTGAACCCAAACCCAGAGTAACAGAATACATAGGCGAGTGCTTTCTAAAGATTGCAAATGGCTTATCGTATAGACCTAATTTTATTAACTATACATATCGTCAAGAAATGATTTCAGATGGTATAGAAAATTGTCTGCAATATATTCATAACTTTAATCCAGAGAAATCTAAAAATCCTTTTTCTTATTTTACTCAAATTATTTACTATGCATTTCTTCGTAGGATTCAAAAAGAGAAAAAGCAAACTCATGTAAAACATATGTTGATTCAATCACAAGAGTTTATACAGAGTGTTAATAATGAAGGTGACGATACAATATATCCTATTGAGGGTGGGTTTGACCCACACATAATGGTGCCTGACGAAGCTGTGTATAAACCCAAAAAGAAAGACGCTGTAGAAAAATTACCTAAAGGATTAGAAAACTTTATGGAGAATGATAAGTGCGAGTAGCAATTATAACCGATACTCATTTTGGTGCAAGAAATGATAATCAAAATTTTAGTGAATACTTTTTTAAATTTTATGAAGAACATTTTTTTCCATATCTAAAAGAAAATAATATTACACACTGCCTTCACTTAGGCGACATTATGGATAGACGCAAGTTTGTTTCATATAGAACTGCAAAGAATTTCAGAGAAAGGTTTATCAAACCATTTTCAGACTTAGGTATTCAACTTCATATTCTTGTTGGAAACCACGATACCTATTTTAAAAATACTAATGAAGTAAACTCAATAACAGAACTGATTGGCACAAGATATGATAATGTGCATATCTATCCAGAAGCAAAAGAAATTGAACTTGATGGATTACCTGTTATGTTAGTGCCATGGATTAATGCGTCTAATCACGCTAAAACTATGTCTGCTATGGATAAATCAAAAGCAGACATTTTAATGGGCCACCTTGAAGTTCAAGGTTTTGAAATGATTAAAGGAGTACATTGCGAAAATGGATATGCTAAGGATTTGTTTAGAAAGTTTGATACAGTTTTTAGTGGTCATTTCCACATTAAATCTGATGATGGTCATATTTATTATCTCGGTAATCCATATGAGATTTATTGGAATGATTGCGGAGATAAAAAAGGATTTCATATCTTTGATACTGAAACACGGCAACTAGATCGTATCGTAAATCCTCTAACAATATATAAGAAAATATATTATGATGATACCACTACTAATTACAAAGACCACGATATTACTCAATACAAAGACAACTATGTTAAAGTTATTGTTGTTAACAAAAAAGATTTGTATCAGTTTGACCAATTTGTTGATAAGTTGCTTCGAGCAGATTGCTATGAAGTCAAAGTCATAGAGGACTTTTCAGACTTAGATGCAAATACAGTATCCGATGATATTGTTGCAAACACACAAGATACAATGACAATTCTAAATCTGTATATTGATGATATAGAAACCTCTTTAGATAAGGGAAGACTCAAAAATCTACAAAGACAACTCTACATGGAAGCCCAAGACCTACAAATATGATTAATCCAATAAACATGAGTGGCATTAAACTTGAAGAAAACTTAGAACTTTTTTTGAAAAGTAATGACTTTCCATATAGAAAACAAAAATCTGGAGCTCCAGAGATTGATTTTATTATACCAATTAAAGAAAATAAAATCATATATGCAGATTGTACAAATCAAAATACTGGTGGTAGTGTTGAAGAAAAAATTCCTCACAAAGTATGGAAATATTGGAAAAAGTATAACTATAAAGAGGTTTATATCATAAGAGGTGATTATACCATTAGTAAAACAGTAATCAAACATTTGAAAGATGAGGAAAAGACTCGTGGATACAAAACACATATATTAACTTTAGAAGAATTTTGTAATTTTTTACAAGGTAAACAAACTATAGGTTTATTGGAGTTTACATGAAATATGAATTTGAAATCAAAGAAATCACAAAAGGATATGCAACAGAATTTATACAATCTTTGCATTACTCCAAGACTATGCCTAGACTAACAAAACATTTTCTTGGTTGTTATCTTGAAAATGAACTTGTTGGTGTTTTAACATTGGGATGGGGAACACAACCAAAAGCAACAATAGCAAAATTGTTTGAGGGTTTGGATACAAAAGATTATTATGAAATAGGTAAAATGTGTATGAAAGAAGAAATGCCAAAAAACTCTGAATCACAAATGATTTCTGCTGTGGTAAAGTGGATGAAAGTAAATACCCCAGAAAGACAGTTTCTTTATACATGGGCAGATGGTATAATGGGAAAGCCAGGATATGTATATCAAGCTGCAAACTTTTTATATGGTGGATTTATTTGGACACAGATTTATATTAGTGAAAAGAATGAAAAAATACACCCAAGATCTGCTAAAAGATTATGTGAAGAAAATGTACAATTCAAACTTAAAAGAGAACCAGATTTTTTTGCGAATAAAAAAGGTGAAAAAATATATTGGCTAACTCAAGATTTTCTTGACTATAAGAACATACTTAAAGTACATGGAAAACAATTTCGTTATATACTTCCTCTGAATAAAAAATCTAGAAAACTTCTAAAAAAATCAAAAGTAAATTGGAATTTAAACTATCCAAAAGATAATGATTTAATTTGGAAAAAGTCTACAAAAGAAGGTAAAAAACAATTGAAAGAACTTCCTTATATTGATAGTAATATGACAGAATATAACACAAAAAATGTTAATTCTCATTTGGGTTCTTTGGAGGCTTTTCTTTGATCAATTTTAAGTATGTGAGATTTAAGAATTTCTTAAGCACTGGCAATCAATTTACAGAAATACAATTAGATAGAAACCCAACAACACTTATCATTGGTGAAAATGGTGCAGGAAAATCTACTGTCCTTGATGCATTATGTTTTGGATTATTTGGTAAACCATTTCGTTCTATTAGTAAAAATCAATTGGTAAACTCTATCAACAATTCAGCTGCAATTGTAGAAGTTGAGTTTTCTATTGGTTCAATAAAATATAAAGTTATTCGTGGTATTAAACCAAATAAATTTGAGATTTACAAGAATGGTAAAATGATTAACCAAGAAGCAAATGCTCGTGATTACCAGAAGATTTTAGAACAACAGATTCTAAAACTAAACTATGGTTCTTTCACACAGGTAGTTATTCTCGGTAGTTCAACATTTATACCATTTATGCAATTAAAGGCTAGACATCGTAGAGAAGTTGTTGAGGAAATACTTGACATACAAATCTTCTCCACAATGAATATGATTCTAAAACAAAAACTAAAAACTGTGTTTGATGATATTCGTGATATTGAATATCAATTTAACTTAGAAACAGAAAAGGTCAGTTTACAAGAAAATCTTATATCTGATTTACAAGACAATAAAGATAAGATTATCAAACAAAAACAAGATTTGATTAACAATAATGAAGAAGAAATATTTAAGAGAAATAAAGAAAAAACTGATTTGCAACTTTTAGATGAAAAATTATTAAAAACAATATCAGATAAGGCTTCTGCTGAAACTAAACTTTCTAAACTAAAAGAAATAAAAGCTACACTAAATGAAAAACACAAATCACATTCGGAAATGATTGAGTTCTTTGAAACTAATGAAGACTGCCCTACCTGTCAACAACATATTGATGAAGTTTTTAAAGAAGGTATTGTCACATCTAAAAGGTCTGATATTGAAGAACTACAATTTGGTATGGGTAAATTAAAAGAAGAATTAACCAAAGCTTCTAATAGAACAAATGAGATTAAAAACATTACTAGTGATATTAGAAGTAACTCTGTTAAACTTGCAACAATACAACAATCTATTGTAGAACTAGAAAAGTTTAATGCTAAACTTCAAACAGAGATTGAACACTTTGTCAAAGATGGTGTTGGTCAATCAGACCTCGATAAACTTGAAGAATTAAATAAAAATGTAAAGGTGATTGGTAATCGCAGAACTGAACTAAAAGAAGATAAAACTTATTTTGAAGCATCAAAAAGTATGTTGATGGATACTGGCATTAAGACTAAAATCATTAAACAATATCTGCCAGTTATGAATAAGTTAATTAACAAGTATCTAACATCAATGGAATTTTATGTTAACTTTACACTAGATGAAAACTTTGAAGAAACAATAAAGTCAAGACATCGTGATGAGTTTTCTTATGCATCATTTAGTGAAGGTGAGAAAATGAGAATTGACCTTGCACTACTCTTTACTTGGAGAGCTATTGCAAAGATGAAAAATTCAACGAATACAAATTTACTTATCTTAGATGAGATATTCGATAGTTCACTTGATGGAACAGGAACAGATGAGTTTCTAAAAATATTGGGAACTCTGAATGATGAAAATGTATTTGTAATATCACACAAACAAGATGCACTTGCTGATAAATTTAGAAGCACAATTAAATTTATTAAAGAGAAAAATTTTAGTCACATAAAGGAATAAATAATGTTACTGATTAACGGAGATTGCATTAAAGAAATGCAGAAACTAATTGATGATGGTGTACAAGTGGATTCAGTTGTTACCGACCCACCATACGAACTTGGATTCATGGGTAAGAGTTGGGATTCAACAGGTATTGCGTTCAATCCAAAAACTTGGGAACTTGCATTGAAACTTCTGAAGCCAGGCGGATATCTACTTGGATTTTCTGCTTCTCGTAATTACCACAGAATGGCTGTTGCAATCGAAGATGCTGGATTTGAAATTCGTGACCAGATTATGTGGTTATATGGTTCTGGATTTCCTAAGAGTCAGAATATTGGTA